CCCCCGCATCGCGGGGGGGAGCCTCTCTCGAGAGAGAGGGGTCCGATTCTCGGCACCGGCCATTTCGGCAATCCTCTTTTGAGGAAGGACTGCGGAGTCCGCCGGAGTGTGTGAAATTACAGCTATACGGGCGTATATCATGGGCTCTTTATCTACTAAAGCTGGTGAGCAGTTTACCTCGGTTAGTTCCGGGGTAAGCGAGAGTGCCTATACTACTCTTGAAAAAAGAGAGGCAGGTATTCTCACGTCAACCAACTCCACTTTGATCCTCCCTCGAGCGGCCTCCCAGGAATTCAATTCTGGGCGGAAACTTAAGGATTTTCATAAGCGGAAGAACGCTGGAGAATTAATGCCTCATACGCGGTGGAAGAATATTTCCTTCCTTCGCGAATATGAGGGTCCGTCCACTATCAATTGGGGCGGCACAATTGTCAGTAATGGCAAGAGTGTCGACTACAAAAGATTTTGGACTGATAGTTCCGAAAGCAGTGTATTTATGCTTTTCGGAGATATCAATTCGGACATAATTAGCTCTCCTCTAAACTACGTCGATCAGATCATCCGATCCGAGGGCTTAGACGAACTTGTCTATGTCCAAGGTGCGGCCGCAAAAATATACGGTCGTAATTGGGATGGCTTGACCTTCGTGGCCGAGTTCCATAAAGTAGTACGCATGTTTCGTAAAGCGCTTGAGAACTTTGTCAAGCTCCTTAACGAGTTCAAGAGAATGGTCCTTCGCCGTGGCGAGTCCCTCTACGACCTCTCCTTATGGAGAGCGTGGTTAGAGGGTCGTTATGGCTGGAGGATTCTTCTATACGATATAGAAGATATCCAGAACCTCTTGAATAACATGAATGAAGAGCAACGCACTAGAGTCAAGGACCGAATGGGCAAGACCTTCGAAGGATCAGACTTTAAAGTCTACACCTACGAGGATCCGTCCATTCGGATATCTCAGGGACTTCAAACCAATTGGACGTTAAGTCTAAGAGGCTCGATAATCGCTGATATAATTTCCCCAAAGATTAATTTCAATCCTGTAGCGACCTTCTGGGAATTACTTCCTTGGAGTTTCGTTTGGGATTGGTTTTTCTCAATAGGGAAAGCCCTTGATGCTATCACCTTCCTTTCGCTGGCTGATCAGTATACGGCCTCTGTCGGAAGATACTTCTCATGTTCGCAAGTTGCTGAAACCACCACTTTCTTTAAAAGTGGAGGCGGCACCAACTATACGTACGAGAACTTCTCTGACATGTCCATGACTAATCAGTTTGTCGTTAAGGAAAGGAGACCCGTCATAGTGCCAAGCAATCCGCGCGTTAATCTAAGACTTAATGCTGGCAAGGTTACTGACCTTGTTGCATTATTGTTTGAGATTTTCGCAGGAAAACGAACCTAGGAGGTTCATTATGGCAGCTATGTCAACTGCACTCACTGAGTTCCGAGATTTCGGAGACTCACGCACGTTTACGTACACTGGGCATTCTTCGGTTGAACCGAAGCTTGTTATCCAGCGTCGTACTGTCGCGAGTGGAGCGCAATCCGTTCAAGAGTCGATCTTACAAGTCGTCTCTTCCACGGAGGACGTCGCAGGAGAAATCCTGCCCGCCCGTGTCATGTTCGAGGCAAAGGTGAGGTACCCGAATAACGGTACTTTCGCCGATGTTACGGCAGCCCTGGCCATCTTTCGCGATATTATCGCGAGCGATGAGTTCACCAATACGGTGAGCACCCAGGAATGGTTAAGTTAATCCTTTCACAGCTCTGGGGTATCATAGTTACATACTGTAACATTGATCCTAAAGTTTGTGTCGGAAAGACTCAACAATTTGGGAAGTGGCTTGAATCTTTGTTCAGAAGTAATTCTGACTGATCAAGTTATTCCTAGCTAACCTCTCGATTAGGAGATCCAATATATGGACTACCAAAAGATAACGTACGACACGTGTCGATGTTATTTACATGACAAACAGCGCTTATTGCCAGCACCTACATATCAGACGCTTCTCGGTTGGATCCGAGGGCGTCAGTATGAAAGGCTGGCATCCTGCAGTTCCGAACTTGGGCCCGATGTAACAGGTCCAAGTGCGTTCAAGGTACTAAGGCAAGTAGATGCTTTCTTTAAAAAGAATGCAGCATTTGCTGACGGTCAGTGCACTCGCCTTGCGGCCCTCATCTCCTTTGAGGAGGGAGAGCTACTTTGCGAAGCCACTAACAGTCGACTCGACAGCTACTTCGATCCGGGTTTTGACCCGAAGATGAAGAAGTATATCGAGAAGATGTCAGCTTATATCTACGACACCTTAGGCCCTTATCGCGACTTTCTTGAGAACCTTCCCAAGTTAGTCAAGGTAACTTCAGGAGCCACTGCTACACGATCTCGCCGTAAGAGCACACCCTTTCTTCGCGTTTCTAAGAAGATTGTGTGTACTCCCGGAGCATTTCCTTATGTGAACGCCTTATCCGAGTATTTTGGATACGGCTCACAGACTGGAATGCTAGTAAGTGAGAATCGTATAGCCTTTGTACCTAAGTCGTGGAAGACGGATAGAACTATCGCTTGCGAAGCTGAAGGAAACGTATCCCTTCAGCTAGCTTTTGATAAGTTCGCTAAAAACCGTCTTCGTCGCAGAGGAATAGACCTCCGCGATCAGACTCGAAACCAAGAGCTTGCTAGAGAAGGATCCATTAATGGAAAATTATCCACAATTGATCTTTCAATGGCTTCGGATACTTTGGCGTATAATGCCGTTGCACTCCTCTTTCCAGAGGATTGGTTCGGCTATCTACGGGCTATTCGCTCGCAGTACTACACCTTGTATCCTTCAAGTCGTCAAGCGTATCACAAATTCTCCAGTATGGGGAATGGTGCTACCTTTGCTCTTGAAACTCTTGTTTTCGCTGCTGCTGGCTTTGCTGTGGGTTCTAGTACCAATTCTGTTTACGGTGATGATATCATCGTTGATACAGATAAGTATGATGAACTTATAGCATTGCTAGCTTTCCTTGGGTTTGTCCCCAATACCGAAAAGTCTTTTTCTTCAGGTCCCTTTAGGGAATCCTGCGGTAAAGACTGGTATGAGGGAATCGACGTCACTCCTCAATATTTGAGGAGCATTGACCGCCGTAAGGCCGTCAAATGTCACTTCGTTAATTCGATGTTGATGATCGCCGAGCCATATGGAGCACTTGTGGACTACTTATCTTCTTTTGTTAAAGAAGAAAAGCTGCCATTTGTGCCTTATATGGAGTCTACCATAAGTGGAGTTTGGATTGATCCTCATTCCGCTTATGCCCATGGATTGATAAAAACGGAACGATCGGGAAACCATTCTTGGATACCTAGAACCAAGGCCTATGTGGCCAAGTCTAGGTCCCTCCGAGATTGGGGGATGCGATCTCTCTTCCTTTGGTACCTCGGTACCATCGGAAGAAATCGTAACCTTCCCGTTCGTGAAGCCTTTATCAGCAGTCGGTACCCCGCAGACAGTCACAAATACGTGCGTCAGTGGGTCCACTGGAGACCAGTGGTAG